AATTCTATCATTATTTATGCAAGAAGTGTCTGTATTTGCTGATACAATTTAACAAAAAGAAATGCCTAGTCCCTCTGCTATACTTCTAGCAGTTGTATTATGTTCCATTATCTTATTCATCCAGATTCTCTCATCTAATGTAACTGGAACTCCATCAGTCGTAATTATACGACAACAAATGTCAGTTAGTTTTAATCTGTAATTTGTACTTAATGGCATTAGTATTCCCTCTTCTCTGACATATAATAAGCACCTAAAGCACCACTCATTAGAGTTTCACTAATATCACCATGTGGTGTTTCAACTGTAGGTTCTACATGATTATTCTTCTTACCAAATTCTAATGGTGGTGCATGAGGATTAGGTATGCTTTTAACATACTCAATAACACTATCTCTCAATGAAATCATTTCATCAAAACATTCTTGATTGTAAGCACAACCACGAAGTTTACTGTCTGGTTTATATAATGACTCTAACAATAGAGTCTTACCTCTATCCCATTTTTCAAGTTCATTCATTTAGTTTTCCTACTTTCCTTTAGTATGTATGCTCTAGCAGAGTCAAAATTTCTGCAAGTGTGAACGTGTTCTCCATTATGAATGATGGCAAGTTTTTTACCACCACCTGTAGTTGGAATTGCTGCCCATGTACCATCTTTAGTAACATAACCAGTCTTATTTTTTATCTCTTCCCTATAGAAAGTTTGATAATTAGAATTTCGCATTAACTGATACTACTCTAGCATGTGGATTCCTTGCAAGTGCTACTTCTCTTGCCTGTTGATAGTTTTGTGCTATAACTTCCTCATTATAAACCTGCCCTGCAACGATTAGTTTAACTTCGCACTTCATGGGAAACTCCTGATTATGTTTATATTATATAATATCTAAGATGTTTACGCTAGTAGGTTGTGACACTTTGTTAACTGGTTGATATTCTCCAATTCTCTTTTTAATTAGATTACCATAGTCCTCATGCAGTTCACATCCTATGTAATTCCTACCCAATGCCTTTGCTACCATTGCAGTCGTGCCACTACCCATGAAAGGATCCAATACTATATCACCCTCCTCACTACCTGCTAGGATACATGGTTCAATCAATTCAGGTGGATATACTGCAAAGTGTGAACCTCTATATCCTTTAGTTTGAACATTCCATACACTTCTCTTTCTTCTTGTTGGTTCTTTAATAACATCAACATCAAAATAATAATTTTGTTTCTTACTCAATAGAAAGATATATTCATGTGATTTAGTACATCTATCTCTCACACTCTCAGGCATTGGATTAGGTTTATTCCATATAATATCCTGTCTTAGATACCATCCATCTGCTCTTAATGCAAACGCTAACATCCAAGGTATTCCAATTAAATCCTTCTCTTTATATCCTTTTAACTTATTACCTCGTCTTGCACATTTGTCTGGTAAATCCTGCTTACTATTTGATACAGTTTGTTTCACTAACCCTTGTCCTTTTCCAGGACGATAGTTATAATAACTGTCACCTATATTCAACCACAATGTTCCATCATCTGTTAGATTTTTACGCACCTCTCGGAATACTTCTACTAATCTTTGAATATACTCTTCTGGAGATTCTTCTAACCCTATCTGACAATCCTCCGATCCATAGTTTCTTAAACCATAGTAAGGTGGAGATGTAATACACATCCTCGCCTTTTCATCAAACTGTTTAAGTGTATCTTTACAGTCTCCAAATAATATTATATCTTTCATTGGTGATAAGAGGGTTGATAATTACTCCAGTTGTTTAATAGGAGTGAACTGCTATTCTTCTTATCATTGCCACCTACACCCCATTTAAACACTACTCTTGCATCACACCAATACTTATCATGCTCTGGTGTATTTTTATCACCTCTATCTCCACCATTAGCAAAGATTACTTTATCATATACTTGAAGTGCCATATCAATAGCATCATTGGCAGTGTCATCATTATCTCTAAATTCAATAACAACATCAACACATCTTAATTCTTTAAGGATACATACTCTTTCATCAGCACTCATAAAGAATCTACCCTTCTTTCGTTCTAACCACTCATTAGTGTTTACCCCTACTGCTAGTTTAGCATCAGGTATGAGTTCTTTTGCTGCTTTGAATAGAGAAATATGTCCACTATGTAATGGATCAAATCCTCCAGTAACTAATACTATTGTTTCAGACATTTTTAAATCCACCAAGGTTTTCTGGATGAGTCGCAAAGATAATTGGATGCAACCCAAGTTTTACTTCTAATATATTCTTTATAAGCAGTAAACGTGCTAATCGCTATATTATTCTTAAGTACATCAGGCATTGCTCGTGCAAATGATTTTGGTCTTTCCATAGTAAATGGTATCATACCACCTGCTTCTAATATAGTTTTTTCACAACTATGAACTTTATCATATCTGTGAGTATATTCTTCACATAATGCCATACCATGAGCAACTAACCACCACGCATTTACGATAGATTCATTTGCCCATACAGTACAAGGATGATTACGAAATGCACCCTTCTCTGTTTTGTATGGTGTACCATCTTTTTTATGAAGTACACCGTACCCATGCCCCCATTTATCAGAGCAAACAATAGCAAGCATCTGACATGTTTCTAATGGCATCTTAACTATATGCTTATCAGGTAAGCATTGAGCAGATACAGTTGGTGATGGATCTGTTACAAAAATATTCAACTTGCTCTCCATGCAACATAGTATATAAAACCTAATCCTAATAGTATTGCAAAAGGAATAGGAAAGAATGGTAATACTATCATAGCATGTATTACCTGTATAAGAATTATACCATAAAAAATCCACATTATCCACATACCAATTTTATTATGCCTACTTCCACGTTTATAGGGATGACAACCAGTAGGTCCACTGTCCCACCCATCTTGCATGTATTCTTTTGTAGGAATTTCTCTGCTCATTTTCTTACCACCGTAATTGCTGGTTCTCCTTTGTTAAAGACTGTATCCACAACTGCCTGTACTTTTCTAGCAGTAGAGATGCCAACCTTAGAATATACTGGTACACATATTAACCCATAAGTCTTCTCTTTGCAACCCTTACGAATCACTCTACCTATTGTTTGTGATATTCCAATGTAATTCATAGAACGTAGGAATAGAACTGCCTCAAGTCCTTTTACATTGATACCTTCTGCCAATATACTATGATGCAAGACTACAAACTTTCTGTCAGCATCCTGTCCATAAGCACTCAGCACATTGAAAAACTCCTCTCTACTGACTTTCTCACCATTGATAATTGCACCAGTTTTTGCAGTGATATACATGTACTCATATCCTCTGTATGCTAATTCATCAACAAAGTTTGAATGTGTTATGAGTCTTTTGATTTGTTTGGTTGACTTAGCACATACAAGAATCTTCTTAGTATTGTGACTATCAATATTATTAATGATTTGCTCACAGTCAACATTGATAGTCAACTCATCCTTCTGTCTAATGTCAGTCTTATATACCTGCACTTTAGGTGGTAGGATGTATCCCTTCTCTACCAACTTAGGTGCTGGTACATTGTAGATTACCTCACCAAATATATCAGAGTCATTCATACCTATCTTGAAAGGTGTTAGACTGTGCTTTGGTGTAGCAGTAAAGAAATATGCTCTCTCTGCATGTAATGAGAAATACTCTACTGACTCTACAAAGTTCTTCTGAACACTGTTATGTGCCTCATCATAATAGATTGTATCAATATGAGCATAACTCTGTTGTATTCTATTAAGTGAATGATATGTTGTAAAGATAATCTTATTACCTTTACTTAATTTGCACCACTCAGCAATTTTTACTGGTGAAGTTGTGCTGAATATATTCTTGAACTTACCACTATGAACGTGCATCATTTGAACAGAGCAGTATTTCTCTCTTATTGCTTCCATAAACTCAGAACTCAACTGCTCTGCTAATAGGATGCGTGGAGCAACTACTACAAGAGTCTTGTTACCAAGTGCAAACTGCCTCATAGCATCTTTGATAGCAATAAGAGTCTTACCGCCTCCTGTGGGTACTATAACTTGTCCTTTATCGTTCTCACTCAATGCTGTAATCGCTTCTACCTGATGTGGGCGTAACTGCATGTCATAATTGTTTTGTATGAATATATTATAGCATTAAAAAACCCCCTGTGAGGGGGTTTGTGCCAGTTCCGTCACTGGTTCCCTTAAAATATTATAGCGTATCCCTTAAAC